CTGCTCCAGATAAGTTACCGTTAGACATTGTTACTTGTGCGCCACCTGCCACGCTTGTAATAAGTGCCTGATCTACTGAAGTAAATTGTGCTTGAGTAATTACAGAGCCGTTCAAAGTTTCCCCAATTGTGTTTGTAGTCTGTAGGTCTAGTAGTTGCGTTGTTGCAGCACCCGCAGCAGTACCTATGAAAATTCTAGGTACTCCTTGATTAGTAACTACAGAGAGAGCAGCATTTCTTGCAGCCGCAACCATAGTAAAAACTCGTAGTTGATCTCCTGGCTGAAGAGTTACAGCCCTATGTAGTGAAGGATTACCACACGCTACACCTTTAACCGCCCAGGGTACTAGAGCAAGAATTAATCCCTTTCTTAGAATATAACAGTATGACATATTAGCCCCTGCTGTTATTAATCCAGAGACAACAGTTTGACCAGGAGCAAAGTCTCCGATATTTTGTGCTGTTACTGTAAATGATGTGTCTGTGGTCAATGCGGTTTCTGATCCATCTGTAATTGTTGCAGATAATGGTATTTTAAAACCGCTTGAGCAGTTTAGGACGCCTGTTACGTTTTGTGTTGTCATCTTAGATCACCTCAAAGTTTGAAACCTGCTCCTAAAGGTTTGAAGATATTGCGATTTACATTAGCAATTGGGCGTCTTAGAAGAGATTTTCCGACCCTAAAAGTAATTCCCGTTAAAATTGAGTTCACTGCCATAGTTTGATAGTTAGATTTGAAACTAGCCTGCATGGCATTAAATGACCCTTCTGGTTGAGACATTAAATCTCTTAATGATACCGAGCCATCTGGATTTTGATAGACCATAGAAGAAGTGTTGATCCCTGCAACTGTATCAGTTATCATTGAGTAACCCGCATCTTGTTGTCCGGTAATGAATCCCATAGGGCTAGTACCCATAACTCCCTGAGTCAATATATTAGCATAAGCGTAACTTTCTGCTACATTCAATAGTGAAACCATTTTTGGACTTCTTCGGCGTCTTGCTGACTTTTTTCTACGTGCCATATCAACTTCGGGTTGTATAGTTGTTTATTATTGTTCTTTTACAAATAGACCTTTTTCATCTCTTTCAATAATTTTTGGCGGAATAATAACTTGTTCTTTTTGTGTCATGTTTCCTATTAGCTGGGCAAGTGCCATTTGAATAGGATTAATTGGTTCAATTTCACCTAATCCCGGTATTTTTTCAACTACTGATCGTATTGCTAACGCTAATTTTTCGTCTAATTCTATTAATCCTTCATCAATTTGGTTTCCCAGATCCAAAAGAAGTTTGGCCATAACTCCAAAACCTAAGATTATGACTCCTATAATATAGAGGCTCTCCATCATATCCCCACCGACTCCGCATCGGTTCTTAAAACTCCCCAAACCCCACCCCCTAATCTTATTAGTTGATCATGAGTCCGAAAGGGTACCTTTCAGGCGATATGCAATCGCCTAAAACGATTTTAAGCAAATCAAAAGATTTGCACGGCATTCAGCCGAGCGTATTATATATGGATTAGGGGTCGTAAGGCATAATATGGAACGACCTTACGAGAAATGCTGTATCTGCAAGAAAAGAAAATGCTACGAAGACCAACACAAACAAAGATGGGGAATCTGTGAGCACTGTAAAGACATAATAAGTCAGGAGTGGTTTTGATGCAATCAGGTAAAGGGTGGTCAAAAAAGTGCAATTGTAAGCATCATAAAGACGGTTGGATAAATCACTGCTTTAATTGTCCTAATGAAGATCAATACGATATATGGGAGGAGGAATAATGAATCTAAGATGTTGTAAATGTAAATTAGAATTTCTTGTCAATCATTTTGATGATGTAAGAATTATACAGGCTATGTCTTGTTCAGAAGGAGCTGGGCACAAATTAAGTGAGGTAGTTTAGATGCCTACATGGACTCAATTAGGATTTAATCTAAAAGTGAATAAAACTCAATGTATGTGTTGCAGAAAAATAAGAAAATGTAATGAAGTTAAAGTTGTTAGATATGGAAAAAATCCCTCAGACATATACATTAGTTGGTGGGTTTGTTCTCCATGTTGGAATCATTCGAGAAATGGTTTGGTGGTGTATAATCCATGAGTAAAATATTACATTCATTTACTTTGCATGAACAGGCTTCAGAATTAATTAAGAAGCGATCTAAAAAGAACGAGATGAGTGATAATGTTTCAACTGCTATTATTTGGTTCTATACTGAGCCTAAATGGGCGAGAGAATTTGGAGAGGACGGATTTACAGGGAAACTGATTCCGTCGTCACACGGCATCGTTATTGCGCCATATGAAAGAAAAAATATGTTAGCAGTGATCGGGGAGTTAAATTCCCAGATTGATGAATTGAAGGCTGAGAGCGCCACACTACGCAATAACAGATTTAAGTTCTGGAAAAAATTGCCTTAATAGGGGGGTTAGAACGAACCGCCACCGCCACCGCCGCTGCCGGTAAATGGATGATTGGGGTCGGTAAAGAATTCTGGAGGATCAAGAATTGGAGCAAATAGATTTGAGATAAGATTAAAAATTCCACCAAACAAAGACCCTGCTGCTTCATCATATCTGCCCGATTCAACTCTTTGTTGTTGCCAGTTTTGATACTGAACTACTCCGCTTTCTACAATTTCTGTAGGAGAAGCATCGGTGGGAAATGTGAATTTTAACTCTGGATAAAAATAAGACACTAGAGTAAATAATGCAATTAATGCTGTAGTGTCTTTCAGGATTTCTGTGCCTACGTTAGCAAAATTTTTTACTGCTAATTGAATCTGAAAATCTTTAATTATTTCTCGTTCTGATCTTCCGAGAACAATTTCATGGCGGATGACTTGATCCGGTTTTGGCTTAGGAATACAAACCACCCAAATTCATTCGCTGCCTTTGACCAACCGATAATAATGAAAATGTTGTTGGCGGAGTAGCCGCACCAATTAGCACATTATATCCGGTAAATGGTGCGCTTGTTCCAGATCCCGTTATGTTAGATCCCATATTTGCAGATTCATATGCATAATAACCGAGAGTTTTAGAATTAGCAATACCGCCCTGTTTTACACCACACCAATAAAGACCACCTTTTGTCAAATTCATTGATCCTGTTGAAGCGGCAGTTATTGTTGATTGTGTATTTTGAACCACTTGATTACTCATATCAAGAGATGCAGTGCCAATTAATGTCTGAGGATTACCGTCGGAATCGCTGTCATAAAATGCAACTTCAACTGTAGCCGATGCAACCGCACCCGTACATCTGGCTACTACGGATGCCAAAGTCCCAGTTTTGGAAGCGTTAAACGGCGCATAATAAAAAAATGAACCAGTAGAATCCGTCATACTGTCAACATCAAGTGAACGATCTCCAAAACCAGTTCCACCCTGATTAGTTAAATTTTCCATTAATGCAATTGAATAAGTTGAAGGTGTTTCACTAACTAAACCGTTAATGACATAATTTGTTCCAGCACTTGCAGCCGTGTTTTGAACTGTTGAATCTGGAAAAGTAATTCCACCCGTAGCACTTGAAGCGTCAAAGACGAAACTATTAGCAGAACCTTTAACAGATAATTTTTCGCTAGTATTAACTTCTAATGTCACAGATTTAGATGTACTTGCTAGGTTAACTATTGGATCACTTGCGCTTAGAGTATTAATTGTAAAAGTTGTACCATCAAATAACAATCCGTTAGTTCCTTCAATAGTGTTTGCTGCTGTTGCGCCCCTAGCAACTTGATCGTTTGTTATTGAACCGCCAATAGTTCCTGTTGAACCTGATAAAAAGCCGTCCCAATCTCCACGTACAGCCATGCGAGCCAGCTGAATTAATACGACTCGCCTCATTTCATCTTCATTCTCAGGCTCAATGAATAATTTTTCACTAACTTTTTTAAATTGAGCATAAGATAAGTTCTCTAGATCAGTCTCTTTCAATAGTTCGTATATTCTTTTCGAGTAATCTGGTGCGTCTGGTAGTGGCATATCTATATCTCCTAAGTCAAAAATCCGTCCCAATCACCTTTACAAGCAGTAATTGCGAATTTAATTAATACTAATCTTCTTAGTTCATCCTCATTCAATAGCATTACATCAATAGGTTTTCCTATATTATCAATGGTAGGATTCTCACCAGATGCGATTTCTTCAAGCGTCTTTCCCTTGATAATAGGGTAAATCCTATTGCTACGTCTTTCAGCATTAGGGAGAGGCATATCATATCAACTACTTTATTTAATTCTTCCAATACAACGAGCAACTATTTTTTCTATTGCTTCCATATCGGCAGTTTTTACAATCCCTGAAACTACATTGCTTCGTATATACACCTGAGCAAATTTTCTCTCCGCTTCAAGCAATCTTTTTTTTGCTTGTGCTTTTGTCATCTTCATTTAGATCACCTTAAGCAGAAGTTATATATTGTGCTGTAAAGTTTAGTGCTACAGGAATTGAGACAGGCTTCATGTAAGGTTGTACTTCAATAGGATCAGTTGCTGGAACTGCTCCAGATAAGTTACCGTTAGACATTGTTACTTGTGCGCCACCTGCCACGCTTGTAATAAGTGCCTGATCTACTGAAGTAAATTGT